TTTATCTTTACATTCAAATCCAATCTCATATCCGAATGGGATAGAAACATTCGGTTTATTTTGCTTAATGGCAGCATCAAGGTGACGATACATTAATTTATCATCTACTTGAGTTGAATATACAATAGAATATATTTTAAAATCTGCAATGGGTAAAACACCTGCCCGAATGAGGTCATTAAGTTTCCCGTATAATGCAGATGTAGGAAATATTTTCTTAAATACATCAATATAAAAACTATTCATGTCTACAATTTGTTTTTTTGGTTGTATAGTTTTATTTTTTTGTTTTGCCTGGTTTTGTATCATTTTCTCAATTTCATCGTCGCTTATATTTATATTACTTTTAGCATCCATTTGTGTAGTTGAGTAATCTTCTTTTATTTTTCCTAAATCAAAATTTACTTTATAAGAATATAAAATTTGAAAAGATGTTGGTATTAATGTTGGGTCATCATCATAATAAAGCAATGTCTTAAATCGGGTTGGTTTTTCAGTCGATACTTTTCTTGCCAATTCTTTGTCTTTTATATTTGTTGGAGCATCAAATTTTACAAGCACTTCGCCTTCGATTAAGGGGTGTCTAACACTCTCTTTTAGTATGTTCTTAGAATAATATTTAAATAAACTTTCCATATCAAACATTTTGTTATTCATTTTTTATCTCCAAATTAAAATTATATATTATATATTATAAATATGATATTTATATAAAAAAAATCAATTTTTTATTGTATTTTTAATCCTGTTGAACCAAATCCGCCTTCGCCACGAGTAGTTTCGCTTAAACTTTCTCCAACTACTTTAGTTAAATCCATATATTCTACTTTTGCTAATACTAATTGTGCAATTCTATCACCTACATTTACAGTATAAAAATCATTGCTTGAATTATATAATATAACTTTAATTTCACCCCTATAATCTGAATCTACAGTTCCTGGCGTATTTAATATAGTAATACCATACTTTGCAGCGAGACCACTGCGTGGACGAATTTGTATTTCCATTCCGTTTGGAATTTCAATACATAGATTTGTTGATACTAATTTTCTTTGACCCGGTGATATACCAACTTTTTCAATTGACATCAAATCCATACCCGATGCTCCTTTTGTTTGATATGATGGTAAAAATAATTCTTTGTTTTCATCAAATTTTTTATACTTGACTATATGATTCATATAACCTCCTAAATTAATAAAAATATTATAACTAAAATTATTGATATTATTAATAATCCAAATTTAATTGCCCATTGTGATATTCCTTTATTTTCCAAATCTCTCATAAATAAATCAAACCAATCTATTGTACCTATATGATTTATGTTTATTCCCATAAATCGATTTATGCAATAATTGTGTACTAATAATCTAATGGATAGTGATAATACAATTAAAGAGATTGCTAATAACCATCCGCCTCCTATAAAAAATATAGGTATTGTTAAAGCAATATGAGTTATTACTTTTTCATACGCATCATATTCATGCCACAGTTGACTGTATTTTTTAGATAAAAATTTTTGGCCATTTGTTGCATCTGGATTTACAGTCGATTGTTGCCACAATATATTATTAGCATCATGTGCTCCTTCAATTATATAGTATATAATCCAAAATATAAAATATGCTGTTATAAAAAATAATATCATTTTATTTCTCCTTAATATGCTTTATATTCAGCATAATTATTTTCTACCAAATAATCATTTACATTTAATTCTGTTCCATCTTCTTTAATTAATATAATTTCAACTAAATATCTACCGTATTTTTCTGTTGTGTCTTTGATAGTTTCTATATATATTTCCTTATTAAGAATTAAAGTGGATAAAAAATCTCTTGCCAATAATCCATCTGGTCTTTCTTCTCCTCGGACTTCTTTTGCATTTATTCTAGCGAGTCTAACGTTTTCGCCGTAAATCCAGATGTGTAGTCCTAAATCTATATTTAATGTACAAGTATCTCCATCATACACTTTTGTAACAATTGCTTTATATTTATATAATTGATTTTCCAACATTTTATTTCTCCTTTTAATTACATTTACTCCAATCACATTTAGTACATTTATTACATCCTGTTTCATCGTATACAACTTGACCTCCACAGTGAGGACATACTACTCCAGTAACCATTTCACCTTCTTTAATATATTTTTTCAACACTCTAGATGCTGCTGCGGTCAATGAACTTATATCATTTGAGGATTTACTTAATTGTTCTACTATGAATTTTAGAGGTACTCCGTGACGTAATGAGGTGGATACCATTCTAAATAATTCAGCTTCTACCGGTTTAAAATAACCAGAAAAATCTTCAACTGAAATATCTTCTCCTATCTCAAGTTTATACTGACCTCTCTTAATTTTCTCAATAATACCTTCTTTAAATTGAAATTTAAAATTAAGCCCGTTCATTTTACCACAGAAAATTTCATACGGCGCTTTATTCAATAATCCTACAGCAACAACAAATTTTTCACCCTTTACAGTAACAGAATATACATCTGCTGGTAATATTTTTGGTCTTTTTGGTGCAAAACTTAATGCAATATGTTCGGTTGATATTTGTAATTCTTCTGCTTCCTTTTCATCAAAATTCTGTGCGTGCATCTCAACGCCATCTGCTTTTAATTTTAATGCCAATTCTTTAAACGGAACAAAAGAAATAATACCATACATTTTTCTATCCGGGAATGCAGCGAGTGATTTAATACCACTTTCATAGGCTTTTAATATAAAATTATATACTTCTTTAGTTGTCGTTTTTTCGGGTAACATATAAGTAACTGAAATTGATGAATCAACAAATTTCATTGCTTGACTCATTAAATCCATTTTATCAAATGGAGAAACTTCTGTTGCTGTTTTAAATTTTAAATGTAACTTATTTTTATTTTCTTCAATGAACTGAACAATTGGTTTGCCATATTTTCCGTCCCAACTATCTTTTATTGTATCGGATTCAATTGGTATCGGTACGCCAGCAAGCTCAAATACTTTTCTTACTATATTAGGAACAACAAAGTAGTATTCATATTTTCCACTTATCCTTGTTCTTTTCCAATAATACATTCCAAATGCTGGCTCTATTCCATAACTCATTACCATATCTCTAAACATTAAAGATAATGTATTATGACTTATTAATCCATTTTTAATCGTATAATAATGAGAATTTTCTACTTCAATATCATATGTAGGTATATTATAATCAAAATCAACATTTTTAATTTTAGTTGTTTTATATTTAGTTGGTAATTTAATATATTCCATTAATTTTCTCCAATAATAATTTCATCATTCTCTGTTAATGTATCTAATGTTTTCCAAATTCCATATCCTTCATTTTCTTTGGATTTTACTAATATTTTATGTGTTGTGTGAGTTCCTGTGAATTTTTCGCCATTTTCAAATTCAATTATTTTAACAACATCATATCCATTGTAATATAGTTTAGTGACTTTTTGGATTGTATTATTAATATTAATAACATAAATGGGTTTTATTAAATCAAACCATTTTTTTTCATTAGTATCTTCCAATTCAGAAATATTAATATTATTTTCTTCGAAAATAGTTTGTATGGTTTTTATACCTTCGGTTGTAATGATTTCCGTTTCTTTAATTGTGCATCCAGTTGGCGCTATTGATGATACCGTAACATTCCTTAATGAATCAAATACAAGTGGTTGAAATAAACTATCTGATTTTATATTTTCATTAAAGTCTTTTATGAATTTAGATTTCAATATTTTTTTGACATCGAATAATCCAAAGTTTCCTTTTTCTTTACCTAATAAAATTGACGATGAATATAATGCATAATTATATGTTCTCATAAATTGTGCAATACTACTATTTGCAACTTTTGTTCCATACTCTAAATTTAATTTAAATAATCTTCCACCTATATTTGTAACTCCAGCGCCAGTTCGTCTTAATTTTTGTATTGCGAGTTTTTGGTGCGGAGTTGCATATGTTTCATAAACAAGTTCACATTCATTAACATTATCTAAAAATCTATTTATAGATTCTCCTATTTTCATAAGTTCATTGTAATAATCCAAGAAATCTGGAGAGAATTTTTCCATATTAATTGATGCTAATACACACAAACTCTCCCGTGATAAGTATTGTTCTGAATTTTTTATTACTATTCCATTATTAACAATAAAATTATGATTGTTTGCCACTTCAATATCATATAATTTTTTTACTTTACTATTAATTGTTATTAATTTTAGTTTTCCCATTATTAATCTCCAAGATAAAGTTATTAAATGAACCAAAATATTTTATTATTGTATTTAAGTTCATTCCAAAATTCTTTTGTATTATTCCTAAATTTTTATATTTTTTTATTATAGAATTATGTGCATCTTCCGTAATGTTTTCAGGTATTAGAATTATATTTTTAATAACCTTTGTTTTATACCGTCTTTGTACAATTTCAGGAGTTATATTATTTGTATTTTTACCTATTTTCCAATTGTATTCCTGAATGCATTTGTTGGAACACGTTTCCTTGTGGTATTTAGCATTTTGTTTTCTAATATATTGTCTTCCACAATTTTTACAAATTACTTTAATATCTGGATTTTTTAAATCCCGAGCCAGCTTTTCATCATGCCTTAACTGTGCATATTTTTTCTTAATAGTTATTGCAATATCTGATTTCCAAAAATCTTTTATTGCCTTTGAATGCTTCATTTTTATATTTGGATTTTTCATATATTCTGCAGTTTTTTTACCTATTGCATTTTTTGTTTCATTTGAATGCTTAACACCAAACATAGGATTCTTTTCTCCAGAATACTCAAATGTATTATAGTTTTGTACATATTGCTTTTTCCAATTTAATATATCATCAGATGAAATAAAACATTGCTTTTTTCTTATATCTATATTATATATTACTTCATATTCTATATTAATTGAATTGAAAAAATCTACATATTTAAAATACGGCATTGCTTCATTAAATGAGTTTTTTACCTCAATTATTCTTTTAAGATTTTTATATTCAGCATCTGAATATATGAAGAAATCTGGTTTATATGTTTTACCATTTATATTAAATACCGCTTTTTCCGTTAAGAAATATGCCTTCTCATAATCTAATTTTTTAGCAATATAATATTCCTTCATACTTCTCAGAAATATCTTTTTATTATATATAGTTTCGTACCATCCACAATAACCTCTACCACCTTTATATCCACCAAATTTTACTTTTCCGCCCGATTTTTTCATATCGATTCTCCTCCAAATACTGCTCTTTATTATATACATATAAGTATTCGAAGGAACAATTTTTACACATAAAATCTCTATGTATTATATATTATTATATCATCATCTTCTGTAAGAGATGCGGCTTCAACATAACCTCTGTTTCTTGTTAATACTTTGTGGTCCGATGAGCATTCTATTTTGTATAATTTGGAATTTTCTTCAATTTCAAGTGTTACGGTAACATCATTTCGTTGCTGCCATGCATTTAATATTGGTTTAAATTCATATTTATTTTCTAATATATTATAACTCATAACTAAAAATTGTTCATTATTATGTATTTTATCATATATTTCTTCAATCGATATCCATCCCCTATCTGTCATAATTTTTGACTCTCCTACTATGCAGCAAGCGTTTGTTGAAATTATTCTTGAATCATATTCATCTTTGGGGTCATAGACTGCATCTGAATTCGAGTACTCTCTTGCTATATCAATGTTTTGTATTCCCGGTTCTGCGTTATTAAACATGTTATCTGCAATAAGTTCAAGCAATTTTCTTGCCTTAACTTTACGGGTAATAGTATCGCCTTTTTTATCATGAGTTGCTATTTTATAATATTTATATTGTTCTGGGTCTCCTTCTTTATGAGGCAATACTAATTCTTTAATACAATCTTTATCTGTTGAATGAACATCTACATATATTTTTTGACCTTTCTTTATAGATGATAGTTCAAAAGATAAATCCCAATCATCATCGTTATAAACAGCTGTATAAAATGAATTTACAATTTGCACTGATATATTTGCGTTTTGTATTTTTGTATAATCGGATTTGACTGTAATAAATTCTTCAATATCTGGATGTTTTATATTAAGCGAAAATAACATGGCTGGAATCCTACCTTTTTGCCCAACATAATAACCTATTGAATCAATCAATTTCATCCAATGTATTGCACCTGTGCTTTCATTGGCTGAATTTAATACTGCAGAACCTTTAGGACGAAGTCTAGAAAAATCAACTCCAAGTCCTTGACGATATGCTGCGGTCTTTGCAACAGTATAAGCACCGTTCTTAAAAATGGATTCTAAATTATCCCATTCGTTTTTTTCATCAATGGAACCCATTGAAATGGTCGTACAGTTCGCAAGCGAAATTTTTCTACCTGAACCAGCTCCTTGCATGATTGAACCTGCTGGATGCCACCAATCTTCTAAGAGTTCGCTTTGCCATCGTAGTGACCAATATTCTTTTAATTGTTCGGTTTTTTCAACAGATGCCATATAATCACATACTCTTTTTACAGCACATGGATATGTTTCATTTTCGTGTAATCTATATTTTTTATTAAACGCATCTATCGAAAATTTATTTTCATTAAAATATTTTTCCGTTGTCATATCTTCATATTTTTTGATAATTTCTTTATATTTTATAATTTCATTTAGCATTAATAAATCCCTCCAATTTAAGCGTGTCATATTTTATTGATTTTTGAGAATCACAATCTTTTACATCTTCGTATTTAACCATCTATTTTCTCCCCGATTCGTATTATATAATTTTTTAAAACAAAGGAGCAATGAGTATGCTTCTTTTTTAACTTTTATTTTTTTTTGAAAAGTATTAAATATATTTTTGTTGTAAAACCAAGTAAATTTTACTTACGCTTATTTGTATCCTACATACAATCATTATTAAATATAAATATAATTTTTTCTAATTTTTATTTTAAAAATTCATTTTTTAAATTTATAATATGCAAATTTATTTTGATATTCAATTAAATATTAATTTATTAAAAAATTATTAGATTTCAACTAAAAAAATTTACTATGTATTTTATAATTATAATTATTATATAATTTTATTCCCATGTCATAATAATTTTTATCCTTTTCAATACATATAAAATTTCTATTATTTATTTTTGCAGCAATTGCTGTTGTAAAAACTCCAGCTGTATTATCTAATATCATATCATTTTCATTGGAATATGTTTTTATTATATACTCCAACAAATCCACTGGTTTCTGAGTAGGATGTAGCATTTTTGCAGAGGAATATCTTTTAAATGTAAATATGGATTTTGGATATTTTAAATTTCCTATATTTGATTTTCCCATATATTTAAAATTTCCATAGTTTTTATTGTTTTTTACATTTCCTTTTTGATATCCTTGAGAATGATTTTCTTCTCCTATTTCCATTTGAGGATTATATGTGGGTTGTTTTTTATAAAAAACAACTATATCCTCATGATTTCTTAATGGTTGTTTTTTAGCATTTAAAAATCCTGATGTTAGTACTTTATTCCAAATCAAATTATATTTCCACAAAGTTTCATTCGATAATACCAATTTAGCTGTAAATTTGCCCTGCCCAAATAAAATTATAGCAGTATTTGGATTGGACAAATCTAAATAATTTCTCCATAGTATATCAAATGGTATGATAGTATCCCATGAATTTTTAGTTACTTGATATGGCAAATCAGCAACTATTAAATTAAATTTAATCGAATTTTGTATTAATTCCGGCATTACATTTAAGCAATCACCTAAAATATTTTCTTGTATCATCTTATTTGTAACTTTTTTAATTTATTATTTTCATACAATGCTCAATATACGAAATTATTAGCTTAAAGTTAAGTTTTTATATCGGTGGTGTATTATGTTGGACTTTTCAAAAAATCCTTGAATATGTTTTTTCGTAACTCTTTGTTGTATTTTTTCATCATAATTATATGTATAAATAATTGCATAGAAATAATGTAGTAAAAATATATCTTTATTAAATTGAAATATTTGTTGGGACAACCATTCTGATTGTTTGTCACTTAAATTTGATTGTGTATGCAAGACATTTTGAATGTCTTTATACATTTCAGTTGTTGTTAAATCAGTTGTTGTTTTTTTAACTACTTCACAAAACAATTCATTGCGTTTATTCAAGTCGTAAGTCATTTCAACACCATAAAATTGTAAAGCGCAGTTAATTACTGTTTCGATTTTATGTAAAGTTTTATTCACAAAATCTTCATTTAGTATTTTCATTCAAATTCGCCTTCAATTGTTGGTTTATTGTCTGACTCTTTTTGGAAATCTTTATATTTTTCTGCTAATTCTTTTTTAACTAACTCATTTGAGTTTTTCATTTCTTTTCTTGTATTGTAGCCACTAACAGAATCTGGTGCAAATATCTCAATTCTACCTACTGATGAATCTACTTTTGATGGAAAAGTTATGCCATCAATTCCATAACGATTTTTAATAACATGCCATCTTGCTGTATTTGCCAACTTATCTTCAGTCTTTCTTGATATAGAAATAACTACATCACCAGTCATAATTTTCTTGTATGATTCTGCAACTTGGTCGCCTGTTATTATTTCTTCGTTTGCTGCAGAATTATGAGTGTATATTCCATTACAGAAAAACAATCTATCATCTGATGCCACGGAGATGTCTTTTGTTGGTTTTTCTCCTACAAATTCTATGCTTTCAATTTCATCCAGTGTCAAATTATTATACATATTTTATTCTCCTAAAAATGTTAAACATGAATTCACAACGTTATTAGGGCATTTATTATATTTGTTTTCTTTAATTCGTAATATTGTATATCCCATTTTTTTCAATTCTTTATTTCGTATTTTATCTCTTAATGCTGATTTTTCAGTAATGTGCCAGTAGTCTCCATCAAATTCTATTATTCGATTTTCTTTTTTAAAGTCCAATTTTATGACCCGTTTGATTTTTAATAAAAACATTATCTTTTATTTTTAATCCAGTTTCTATAGATTTTAATCCATTATCAGTTGGAAATAAATGCTTGGCGGATACTATTATTTCTTTACCTGATTTTGTTCTTATCTTATAGCACGGTTGAGATTCTTCTTCAAATATATGATTCACTTTCGAATATCCATTTGCGGTCTCAATAAAATCTCCTATCTGTAATTCTGATATTTTAATGTATCCTTTGTATTTTTCATTTACCTTTTCATCGATAAAAATGCAACGCTGCGCCTGGGAAGCCGTCCATACGGGTACTTGAAATTCGCCAGCCATACCACGCAAATCTTCATAGATACCACCTGCCTCAAAGTATGAACCACCCTTGATTGCTTGTGCATTATCTGAACGTAATATATCGGCATAATCTACTATGATTAAATCTGGTTCAAATCCAAAACTCATTAATCTATTGATGTGAGTCTTTATTGCTGATACACCAACTGATTTTGTTGGATAATATTTAATTCTTAACTTACCTTTTATTTCTGCCATCACTCTGGCTTTAACTTCATCAACATGATATTTCAAGTTTTGTGATGGTATTCCAACCAATCTTGAATCATATCTCATACCTGTATAATTTTCATTCAATTCTAAAGAGAAATGTAAAACATTTTTACCCATCTTCAATGCGTGCAATCCAACTGATGATAAGGCCCATGAATTGTGAGATAAAATGCCATTTGAATAATAACAATTAACATCGTCCACGGAAATATCGTATAATATATTTTTCTTAACTGATTTAGATTTCTTTTTCAATGTTGTCAATCCTAATTCAGTTTCTATTAAATCTGTATTATTAATATCTTTTATATACTTCCAGTCTCCATTTGATTTAATTCTATGCATATTAGACGTTTTTAAGGTTTTTCCATTTGCGAAATAGCTTGTAACAACATTTTCTTTTCCTGTTCTAAACAAGGATTTTATATTTTTATATCCATATGGAGTATTAACTTTCAAATTAAATTCAGGTCTGAATTCGGCATGTTCAATATTTTTAATTCCAATGGAATCAAATAAATCTTTTATTTTTATGTTTTCGGTTACTTCTCTTTTATGTATTTTAATCATTTAAAAATTTCCTTATTCAAATTCATATGCGTATTTTTCTTTTCCGTCAAAATTTACTTTTTCCCATGGTTTATACCATTTAATCTTTCCATCAATTTCTATTCCAATTTCTTCATATTTTATATCTATTTTAGTATTTGGTCCGACACATTTACCGGAACCCGCAGCACCAATTAATATTATCAAATCTCCTGCGCCTGCACCGCCATCCATAATTTCATTGATGATTGACCATTCTGTAGATGTTACTTTCTTTCTTGGAGTTTTTATTATTCTATCTTCAATCATATCTTCATAAATATGACCTAAATCTCTCTTTGAACTACCAAACTTTAATGCTTCATCAACAAGATGTTTTATTGCGTGATAATCTTTTGCCTTTAACAAATCTACTGATTCAAGTATTGCGTGTTTCATATTTTGATTTTGACAAAACTCTAAGAATTCGTCTTTAATATAATCCAAGTCTACTGCATTCTGTATGTATTTATATGCATCTTTTAAGTTTTCTTTAACTGCTTCTCGTGTTATTTCATCAATCGTTGCAAATTCTGCCTTGAAATAATCAGGCGTTGGAGTTTTTAAATACTTTTTATAATAATCTATTATCTTTGATATAATCCATTGG